CGAGACGATCGGCAACGCAACACAAAACCCCGAATTCAGTATTGACCTGTCTCGGGTTGATTTTGAAGCATGGGAGCCGAGCTATCCAAACGATGAGCTTGCAACCCAGGCGCTGACGTTCCACGCGCTGTACGACCAGACCAACGAGAACGTGGTCAATGACTGCTACCTGATCAACGAGCAGGTGTCGTACTAAGGCAGATCACTTAGCTGGAAAGAAGTCGTTGTTGCAACTTCGACATCGAATGCTTCCCTTGGGGGTTCCTAAGCCCATAGCCAGAACTACGATCGAGGCAATTAAAAACGGGACCCCCAGGAAGAAGACGAAAATCCACGGGATAGAAAGGAATGCGCACACTGTTCCTCCGACAATATACGCAGTTCGAGCATTAAAGGTTTTGTAGGACTTACAGTTGTTGCACTGAATTTTCTCCATGTAGTCAAGTTAATTATTACTCTCAGTAAATCACTGAAATGGCAAAATTTGAACAGCGAAAAACTAAGGAAGTGACGCTACCAGTATCTGGGGCAATTGTCAAGATATATGAGGGCCTTACTGCTGGCGACGTTGACAGGTTGGCTAATAGCCCGCAGAAGAACGGAAATGTCAGTGGTGTTTTGGCCGCCCTGCTTGTTGTTGCCGATTGGGATTTTTTCAAAGATGACGAGGGTAAACAGAAAGAGGATATTACGGAGGAGAATATAGGGCGTCTCGCCGCTAACGATCTGTATGCAATTTTGAAGGAAGCGAAAATCGACACGGATTTTTTAGAGGAGGCGCAGAGTTAGCCGACAGCCCGTGGGAAGATTTCAAGGCTGCGCTCTGCATCGAGATGGGATGGACCGAACAGGAATTTCTCCAACAGCAGCTCGGATTCATCAATCGAATTATTAAAGTGAAGCGCGACCAGGCGCTGGAAGCGGATAGAGAACAACGATCATGGCATCTACGTCAGAGGTAAAAGTCATCATATCGGCAGTGGATAAGGCATCAGCCGACATTAAGAAAGTCGGAGATGCTTTTTCAGCACAGGCCGATAAGATGAGGAAGGTTGGTGCTGCTTTTACAGGAGTTGGCTTGGGAGCTGGTTTTTTCGCAAAACAGATGGTTGGTGCTGCTGCTGATTTCGAACAAACACAAATTGCATTCTCTACAATGTTAGGGAGTGCTGAGCGGGCAAATGAGCTTCTGGCAGAAATTTCTGAATTTGCGGAAAAGACACCCTTTTCATTCAAGGATGTTGTTACGGGCGGTAAGCAACTTCTGGCGTATGGATTTGCGCAGGAGGAAGTTATTGAAACGACAAGAATGTTGGGGGATGTTTCCGCAGGACTAAGCGTTCCTATCGGAGACATGATTTATTTATTCGGAACCCTGCGCGCGCAAAATAGAGCATACACGAAGGACCTCAACCAGTTTACCGCTCGCGGTGTTCCGATTTTAGAACAACTGGCCCAGCAGTATGGGATTACCACGGCGCAGGTTTTCGAGTTTGCTGAAGCGGGTAAAATTTCTTTTGCAGACATAGAGCAAGCGTTCGTTAGCATGACAAGCGAAGGCGGCCTTTTCTTCAATATGATGGACGCACAAAGTGCCAGTTTTTTGGGAATGATGAGCAACCTGACAGACCAGATAGACATGTTTATGCGTGAAGGCGGTAAGCCACTTATGGATGCTCTGAAAGGAATCCTTCTTACCCTCATGGAGCTTGTTTCTTGGATGAATAGTTTTGCCGCTGCACATCCTGAAATGGTGAAATGGGTGGGACTACTTGCCGCGGGGACTGCGGCTCTCATGATCCCCCTGGGGGCATTTTTGATAATTCTACCAGGACTAATTGCTGGCATCGGGATTTTGGCTACCGTCATCGGCGCCGTGACCCTTCCCGTGTTTGCTGTGGGGGTAGCCATCGTTGCCCTCATCGCAATACTGACCGTCCTCATCATCAAAAAGGATGAGATTTTGGCAAAGGCAACCGAGGTGTGGAACAAGTACGGCAAACTGATTCAGGGATTCCTTATGGTCGTTGCCCCCCAGCTGAACCTTCTCATCTCTTTGGTGCGTGCAATTATTGCAGTCCAGGACGAAGTTCGGGATGTGGCTGAGGAGGTATGGGGTATGATTCCCGACTTTGTAAAATCTGGCGTCGCCTCAATTATCGCCAACATCAATCCTCTTTTCGGTGTACTGAAGAATCTCCTGGATCTTTTCAACCAGATCCGCGCCGCGACAGAGAGAATTGGTGGAGAGGAAGGTGGAGGTGGTTTTGTATCAAAAGTTCGGGGGCTGGTTCCGTTTGCCGAGGGTGGAATCGTCACCAAGCCAACGGCTGCCCTGGTCGGCGAAGCTGGGCCTGAAGCAATCATCCCACTAAGTAAGCTCGGCCGTGGAGGTGGGCCAGTGAATATCACGATCGTGAACAAGAATCCCATGTTCCTGGACCGAGACGCAGGGCGCCTTTTTGGCCGCCAGCTTTTGGATGAATTAAAGGAGGGACTTGGGAGCGTAGCATGATATGGCGATCCAAATCACGATCGAAGGGGTTGACCGCACGCGCTCAGTAGAATGGGACAGTTTGGTCATTGAAATCAAGCTCAACAGCCAGCCCGATTCGGCGCAATTTCGTGTATTCCGTCGCACGCAGGGCTATGCTCCTTCAGTCGGAGAGGAGGTCGTCGTAACACTCGACGGCACGAAACGATTTGGAGGGCATATTCTGCGAGTGAACGAAGTTGCTCCAGAGATTGGCCAGCGCGAATACGACGTGGAGTGCGTCGGATATGAGCAGCGCTTGGTACGCAAGCTGGTGGACAAGGCCTACGAGGATGTGACGGTGTTAGAGATCATTCAAGACCTCCACACCAACTACTTCCCGTCTGGCTTCACCATCACAAACGCCCAGGGGATGTTGGAAATTGACAAGATCGTTTTCAACTACGTACCCCTGAATGAGGCGCTGAGCCGCTTGGCCGAGCTGGTCAACTACGACTGGTATGTGGACTACGACAAGGACCTGCATTTCTTTCCAAAGGAGGAGAACTTGGCCCCTGTCACAGTGCAGGATGACAACGGCAGCTACATCTACAGGACGTTGAAGATTCGCCGTGACAATTCCCAGGTCCGCACCACCATCATCATCCGCGGAGGAACGTTCCTTGGAAACACCCTTTCGGCCGACTACGAAGCGGACGGAACCGAACGCATATTCACGCTTCCGTACAAGCTGAGCGAATTCCAGGCGACGCTGACAGGGAAGATTCTCAACATTGGAATCGATCCAGTGGACGACCCCGACAGCTTTGATGCTCTGCACAACTTCCAGGAGAAGCGGCTGATCTTCAAGGATGCCGACAAGCCGTCAGTTGGCTCCACAGGTGTCGTTTCTGGGAAGCCGAACCTTCCGCTGATTGTGCGCTATAGCGCCATGGCGGAAATCAGCACCCTTTCGGTACAAGATGGCAGCGACGGGAGTGCCGAACACATCATTGTGGATTCCACGATTGAAACGAAGGAAGCGGCCCGCGCCCGTGCCCGTGCCGAGGTTGTGGCATACGGAGAGACACTTTCGGAGGGAGAATTCGAAACAGAGACGGACGGATTCTTTGCTGGCCAGAGGGTCACTATCAACAGCACATCCCGCGGGGTTTCGAATGAGCAGTTCATCATCAACCGCGTGACAGCCCGCATGTGGGGACCCAACCAGATGCGATACCGAATTTCGATGGTCACGACCCGCACGTTCGAGATGATAGACCTTCTGCGAAAGTTGACGTTGCAGGAGGGTCAGCGCTTAGACCTGGACGAGAGCGAAACGGTGGACCGCGTGACCGCATTTACTGAAAACCAGACCATGGCCGAGACATTCACGGCGCAGTCACTCAATTACAAGGTAGGGTTCGGGCTTGGCAGCTTCGCTCCGACTGGGTTGGTCCGCAGCTTCCGACTGGGTTGGTCACGACTTTCTTCATAAGCATGGAAACTATCACACAAAAAATCGCCGAGAGCATGATCATCAGCGGCCATGTGCGCGCTACGATCCGAGACGCAAAAACGTGGAGAATCAAGCGTGTATACGAATACCACAATCTCAATCCCACCGCGGGCCGACAGATGCTGTGGCAGCAGATAGATCCGACGCTTTTCTCCGCATCGAACGTTTTGTCGCATGTTGCGGTCGGTAGCGGAACAACAGCTCCAGCAGAGGGAGATACACAACTGGAAACAGAGACGTACCGCGACGCCATCGCAAGCTCGAATATCGATGGCAAGGCGCTCTACGTCACAGGATTTTTCGACACCTCAGAGGCGAACGGAACGATTCGAGAGGCAGCAGTCCTCATCGGAGGGACCAGTTCTGCCAATACAGGATCCCTGCTTTCGCATGTCGCTTTGAATGTTACAAAAACCAGCTCCGAGACACTCACGCTCGACTGGACGTTGAACCTAAATATCTAATATGCCACAGCCAGGACAGCCCCTATTCACAGCATTCGTTACCGCAGACATCTTCTACCCAGAGGATGCAAAAGATCTCACGCGTCACCTCCGCCGCGCTGGTTTCTATTTTTTGGTAGCTAACCAAAGCATGAGTACGCAGTCAGGAGGCCCCTTGGCAGTGTATCTTGACACGAACGGAAATGTGGGGCTTGCCGATAAAGATACGACCGCCAAGACGGATGTGTTCGGGTTCATGGTTGCTGGTCAGAGCGTAGCTGATGGGGAACGAGTGGAGGTCGTTGCCATCGAGGGCGCTGATGTCCGCGGCTTCTCTGGCCTGACCCCAGGAGACAATTACTATCTGGGGAATAATGGGGCGATCACGGGTACAGAAAATGCGTACCTTGTTGGTGTTGCCCTCAGCGCTTCACGAATCAAAATCAAGAGGACTTCCACTGTCGAAACTATAGCGAAACGAATTTTAGCAGGAGAAGGGATTACTGTGAGTGGGAACCCAGTTCCTGTAACCGTAGGTCTGACCAGCCCTGCGGAGATTGTAACTATCGCTGACAATGGGGATGTGTTGAATATCGGGTTTTCTGGTGTTGAACGACAAGCACAATCATTCCCGATTGTGGGTAGTACCAGTGTTGTGAGTGTAAAGGTTTCTATCCGAAAGGTAGGAAGTCCTGGCGATAACTTGATATGTGCCATTCAAGGCGATAGTGGTGGTTCTCCCGATGGGGTTGATATAGATACGGATAGCGTTGTTGGAAGCACCCTTGGTGCGTTCGCAGACCATACATTCACGCTTTCTGCCGCGCTAACAACGGGAACGTACTGGGTTATTCTTCGCCGCTCTGGCGCATTAAGTGGTAGCGACCTATATTCCGTCGAAGGAAACAGCACGGCCCCGTATGCGGATGGCGTGTCCAAGTATTTCAATGGTTCCAGTTGGGATACAAATGTTGGAAAGGACATGGGTATGGTAGTGAGCGCGACACCAGACGCCGATGCAATATATCGATCAGACGCGAATGATACTGATCGAGATAATTTTATCGGATTCGTAACTGGCACGGTAGCGAAAGGGAGCGAGGCCGACGTCTACTTTGTGGGTGTGCTTGATGGCTTCTCTGGCCTGACCCCAGGGGCGACCTATTATGTGCAGGATACAATCGGCACTATCGGAACCAGCGCAGGAAGCACCTCCATAAAGGTTGGGAAGGCGATCTCCGCAACTGAGTTAATGGTTATTGTCCCCGCATAGTATGGAAAATCTGATCGGCCTCATGCAGGTATTCTTGAATGACGACAATCCCGTTGTGGTGCTGCAAAGCATCGTAAACATCGCCCTCTGTGGCGTAGTAGTGGTGCAGTGGCGTCACACCACTACTAGAACCGTTCCGAAGTGGGTATTCGATATTTTCGTTCAGAAGACGGAGCTGATCGCCCAACAGACGCGCGACACACTCACGATTCTCAGAGACAGAGGATGACCATGGAAACATTCACTATATTCTCAATACTGTTTTCTCTCGCTGTGATCCTTGCCAGTAGGAAGGTTATGTTGTACGCGGCCCGACGCCCCGCAAACGGAGAGCTGGAACGGTTGAAGATCTGGGAGCAGCATATTTACGAAACGGAAAAGATCATCAAAAAATTAAGCTCGGCAAAATGAACAACGAAAAAGAATCCGTATTGCAAAATTCGGGCCTCATCGACGCTCCTCCGTTGGAGGAGGATTACATCGCGGGGGCAACATCGCAGCTGGGATTCAACAGGGTAAAGGAGGATGCTGACTGGCGTGACCTCAGACAGCCAGGAGAGCGCCAGAAGGCCTCTCGCATTGAAACGATGAGCTGTGTGTCATTCTCGGAAAACAACGTCGCAGAAATCCATTTTGAGCGTCAGAGGCGAGCTGGAGAGATTCCTGCCTCCACGATGCGGGAGCTTGAGGCCCTTGGGTATGTTGTAGATGGTCGCCTCAATCTCTCGGATCGATTCCTCGCTTGGGCATCTGGTACGACCAAACAGGGGAATTACATGAACAAGGTGGCCCAGACGTTACGCGAGGTAGGCGCGGTCCCTGAAGCAGATTGGCCGTTCATAAACGCGCCTTGGGACGAATTCTACAAAGAACCACCCCAGTGGGTAAAAGACAAGGCCAAAAAGTTCCTGGAATTCTTCCAGGTGTCCTACGAATGGGTGTCAGTCAGTGTTAACCCCCAGAGCAAGGCGTATATCAGAATCCATCTAAAGCAGGCGCCTCTGCAGGTCGCCCTGGCAACATGCAGCCCTTGGGATTCAGAGGTGGGGTTCTGCGGGCGTGCGGGGACCAACCACGCCGTCACACTGCTGCACCTGGATGAAAATGGCGTGGCCACGATCTTCGACAGCTACGATCCATACACAAAGGTCCTTTCGGCCGACTATCCCATCCCGTCGGTCCTCAAAACAGTCATTACCCTAAAACAACCAGAACAAATGAACGCACGATTTATTTACGTGAAAAATAAGCCCGAGCAGTACGTTGAACTGAACGGAAAGAAGAAGTCGGTCCGCGAGCTTCCAAGCAAGGAGGATCTTGCTGACTTCTTCGACATCCCACTGGAGCCCGTGGAAATTTCGCAGGAGTACCTGGACAAATTGGTAGACAAAGGTCGGTTTCCCTCAAAGAGGTTTCATGATCTCGTTGACCCCGAAGCAGCAGACATCTTCGGTGTAAACGTTGGGTAGATGGAAAACATTATAGAATCACTCATTCAGAATTTTGAGGTCACAGTCCTGTCGATGGCCTTTGTGACGATTTTCGTCACTTGGGTCGTCCGAAAGTTTTTCGGAGGAGATATGACCTTCTTCGTGAGAGGTAAGAAGCTGGACGCGTTCCCCTTTGTCCCGATCGCAGTCGCACTTGCAGTGGTAGGTTTTACCGCGGAAGTTGTGTGGCCAACCGCGCCCAAGGGAGAGGTGCTGTTCTACGGCCTCCTACTCGGAGCTGTTTCCTCGGGCCTCTATTCTCAGTACAAAGCATTCTGGGAGAAGCCAGATCGTCAGTAGCTCGTTCTGTGCTTGCGGGGCGTCGGTTTTTCGGCGTCTCGTCAGGACAGAAGGAGAAGGAGGAGCTATGTGCCAAGTGTGTGGAAGGAGTTGCGGCGCGGAAGGAAACACGCTCTGCATGGAGTGCTACGGGAGGGTCCATCGTGTACATCTGCGTCATCCTGATCTTAGGGGACGGCAGGCATGAGACGGCCCAGTTCCTCCGTGACGACGTGATCCAGCTGATTCGGGATGTTCAGCCACAGTGGCACAACATGACGCCGCTGCAGCTGAATGGGAGGTTCACAGGCGACATCCTGGTGGATATTTGGGAGTGGTCCCCGCCACACCTGCGAATCGAGGCCAACTGATGAAGTGGTTTCCAAAGGAATGCAAAGTGTGCCTCGGCACACTGGTCATGCCAGACGGAGCCAAGGCGGCTGACTGCATAAACTGCGGCCGCGAATTCGATCTCATGGAAGGAAAGCTGGGTCCGTATTTCTCTATGCGCGTTCCAGTGCGCCTTTCGTGAGAGAGGAGGTGGTCACAATCTAAGTGAGGCCCGCGGGAAACGCGCGGACCTTGCAACCGAGGCCAACACCCTCGGCAGGGGCAGGCATTCATTGTCTGCCCCGAATTCTTTGTGTTATAATATATAAAGGTAGCGAAGGGGCGATTGCGCGCCCCCCTCGCATCCTTTATCGTCAGTAAAAGCGGTCCAGTCAGTGGGCCGCTTTTGCGTCTTTGTATTGACAAAATAGCCCTTCTGTTATATTAAGGCGTCCAACAATTAAACCACGAGGCCCGAAAGGGTCATGCCCTATATGGGCAGCTTGCAGGCAAGTGGTATGATGGCGTTACGCGGTTGGCCAGCTCAAAGGGTCATCCGCGTCGTGGCGAATTTACGCCGCGCAAAGGCCCCTCATAAGACCTCGTG